TTAGGAAAAATCTCTGACTGTCCGAACCCAATCGCTGCTGCTATCTGACGTAGCTTTCTTTGCATACTTGATGCTGGAACTGGGTCAAATACAAATAGAAACACGTGCGCTCCCCCGCTCTTTGAGCGAGTCACGGCTAGTGGTAACTTAAATTGTTTTAACTTCTTAGCCAGTCCTTTGAGGTCGACACTAAACTCATCGATGTCTATTGCGCCCCATACACAGGTATTGTTTTCGTCGATAGGGACTATCCCTAATCCTTTTTCTCCTTTTAAATGTTCTTTCCAGATAGCTTGTAGTTCTTTCTGGTTGAGAGTTTGTGATATCGTTACATACTTTCCTTTCGCTTTGCCATCTTCCCGTTTTTCTTTCGTCGGGGTAAAGACACTATAACCGTGTCTCAACCCCGCGAAACGGTGGGCAAATTCTTCTTCTAATGACATTGCTCACCTTCAATCAACTAAAACGGAACTTCTTCCTCTTCTACATCGGCAGATGTCGACATACCTTCCTGCTCTTGTTTTACTTCTACAGCTCCTGATCGTGCTGCTTTCATAAACTCTAAAGCTGCCATAGCTAACGGCATGGGGGATGGTCTACTCTTTTCTACAGATAATCCCATCCAACTGTATTGGTCGTTAGACTGTGGGATAGTGGTGAGATTGTACATATACGAAAACATCGGAGCTGGAACAGTCTCCCCTTTCGCATTCTGCACACGAGCGTTGTTAAGCATCGTATTCCAACGTCTGGAAAACCCTAACTGTGAAGACGTTAGACTAAGTAACACTTGTTCTGGTGCACTCTCGTCTTGTGCGACGATACAGTAATACTCTGCAGTTTCTGCTATCTGATTACCGTTTTCTAATATGAATCGACCTTTATCGTCTTTCGTACACGCTTTCAGAATAGTAGCAGGATGAGAATCGTCGACTAATCCACCACCGTTTTCTCGTGTAATCCATTCGATAAATTTCTTTTTGTATGCACATGGGATGATGATGACCCCCTCTGTCCCATCGTACACAGTTTCAGTAACGGTATTGAACAAGTTGCCTTCTTCGGCTCCTTGAATATATTTACCGTCACTTTTCTTCAGCTGTGGCGACATTGATTGCAACACCCGTAAAAACGGAATCGCATAATCATCTGCGCTTGCTTCTTCTAAACCCGTTCCCTGAGATAACAAGTCGTCATCGAAAGGAATTAAATCAGAGACATTAGCCTCTTTCACTTGCTTACTAGCCATAGGTACCTCTACTTAAGTTTGGCGCGGGATCCGACGTAAACCCCGAATAGATCAGCAGGAAGGTCTTTCCCGCTCGTCAGTTGTTCTTTCACAAATGCGTTAAGCGTCTGTGGATGAACACTCTCTTTAACAGCAGGGTCTAACCCTTTCTGTTTGAGACTTTGCACGGCGTCTTGTGCTTTCTCCCCTTCGTCCTTACCGAACTTAAGAGATACTTCGTGTTTGATAATCCCACCGTGTCGATTGTTGAGTAACCATTCGTGCGCTGCAGCTCGGTTCTTTTCCGAGATATATCCTTTATAGAAAGGAGATATTGTTACTTTCGCACCATTGGTCAACTTAATTTCTTGTAGGTTCGCAGCTTGCATTGCTTCAGGTAATTCAGTTTCTTCCACTACACGCAGTAGTTCTTTATTACGCTTCAGCTCTTCTTCTAAGTCACCTATTGTTTTTTGCAGCTCTTGCATCTTCAATGCTGTATCGCTGATCTTTGCGAACTCGTTATCGAGTGTCGTTTGATTCCATTCCTCTTGCGAGGCTGCACCTGTCAGTTCTTCGAACGACAAAGCGTTTTCTTCTTCAGACATAGACTTCTCCTAAGTCCTTTGCGTTCCCTCGAATATCGAAGGATACGGGGTAGTAGGTCATTTCTTGTCTATCCCACTTGAGGACAGAAAACCTACCGTTGATAGATGCTGCAATAGCGCAACATAATCCAATAGCAGCGGGATCACCTATAAGTAATAGATAATCGTCGTCACTGAAATCCAATAGCTGTCTTTTGAGCCTAGCTACTTCAGGCCCAGTCGAAAGCATCAGATTAGTTTTAGCTGGGAGTAATAACTCCAGCTCGCCGTATTTTGCGGCGGGGACAAGGTTCCTTCCAGGAACTTCTTGGACGATATAAACGGTCATTTCTAATTTCTCCTTTATAGGTACTAACCTTACCTCCTAGCGTTTTGAGAAGTAAAGCCGTATTACCTGTATTAGTCTATTTAGAAATAAAAAATTTTTTAAAAAAATTAACAGAATCGTCTAATAGAGTAATAGAACTAATAAAACAGAGTCTAAGTTACTGTTGCGTAAGAGGAATCTGTAAGTGATGAAAACAATAGAATCTATTAGAACTATTAGAGAGGCCTCGTAACACAAAGAAATCATTTCTTTTCTTTATATATATTCTTAAACTACTCTATAGAACTTAGAAAGGAACATCGTTGAAATACGAATTCAAGACGCAACCTTTTGCGCACCAGAAAACGGCACTTACCCGTTCATGGAATAAAGAGGCTTACGGTCTATTCATGGAAATGGGTACAGGTAAGTCTAAGGTATTGATAGATACCCTTGGTATTCTATACGGTAAAGGAGCTATCGACGCAGCGGTAATAGTTGCACCGAAAGGTGTTTTTAAAAACTGGTCTACTAAAGAAATACCCGACCATATGCCTGAGTATATCGACCGTCATGTAGCGGTATGGTCTCCTGCACCACGCAAAGATGAAAAAGCTGCACTGATGAAGTTGTTTGATGTCAACGTAGATAAACTAAAAATCTTCGTTATAAACGTTGAAGCTCTAAGCACAAAGAAAGGTGTTAAGTTTACTGAGAACTTTATCTTAGGACATCAAACACTACTCGCGATTGATGAATCTACGACGATCAAGAATCCGAAAGCAGCACGAACAAAAGCTATCGTTAAGTTAGCTAAGAATACTAAGTTCAAAAGATTGCTAACAGGATCACCAATTACTAAATCCCCGCTTGACTTATACAGTCAGACAGAAGTCTTAGGCCCAGCGATGCTAGGGTATACCTCGTATTACTCTTTTCAAAACCACTTCGGAGAGGTCGTAAATCGCTATTTCGGGGGCCGTACCGTTAGACAGGTAGTAGGGTATAGGAACCTAGAAGAACTTACGGAGAAGCTAGATACGTTCTCTTATAGGGTATTAAAGAAAGACTGCCTAGACCTTCCCGATAAGCTGTATATCCGTAGAGACGTTACGCTCACAGCGGAACAAAAGAAGTTGTACTCTGAACTACAGAATCTAGCGATTACTGAACTTGAAAACAAAGAATTAATAAGTGTTACGAATATACTCACTCAACTATTAAGACTGCACCAAATTGTATGCGGTCATGTAAAAAGTGATGACGGAACAGAAACCCCTATAGAGAATAACAGAATCGACGAGCTATTAGAAGTTATCGGAGAGATGCAAGGTAAAACTATTATCTGGGCAAATTACCGACAAAATATTTTAGAGATTGTAGAAACTCTACAGGGATTGTTCGGAGTAGACGCTGTAGCTAGTTATTTCGGTGATACTGATGTAGATGAAAGAGAACGGGTTATTAAAGACTTTCAAGACCCTGAGTCACCGTTACGGTTTTTCGTAGGCAATACACAGACAGGAGGTTACGGTATTACGCTTACCCAAGCACAAAACGTAATTTATTACTCAAACAGTTTTGATTTAGAAAAACGATTGCAATCAGAAGACCGCGCCCATCGTATCGGACAAGTCAACAAAGTTACTTATGTTGATCTCGTTGCTAAAGATACGATAGACGAAAAGATTGTAACAGCTTTGCGTAATAAACTTGACCTCGCCCAAGAAGTCTTAGGCGATGAAAAGTGGAAAAACTGGTTAAGCTGACATCGCATCTAGTTCGGCTAAAGCAGCTTCAAGAGACGCCCTAGCTTCTGCGACAGAACCAGTATTATCTACAGCAGCTTGAGCTAATGCACTACCAATAACCATAGGACTTTCTTCCATCGCAGGTTCGGGGGGCATCATCTCACCCTCTCCACCTAGAGCAGCTAAAAGTTCTCCCATACGATCATCAGTAGCGGGTTCTTCAGTAGGCGGCATCGGTGCAGAAGGCATCGGTGCAGAAGGCATCGGCCCACCCATCATTGGGTCTGCAGCTTCATTTCTCATCTGATCTAAACGGCTGGGCATTTCGTTAAGTGGCATAGCCATAATTAATTCCTTGGTACGTTCGGCCTAAAGGCATTTTGAAAAGGTTGGACATTAGTATCGAAGTTAGTAAGATCCATAATGCCGTTAGAAACCTGACCACCTTGATTATACCCTCCAGAATAAGAACTACCCCCAGTAAACGGATTAGTGTATTGAGTGCTTATCAAGGGAGTGCTCGCTTGACCGTATTCTTCTGGAGTAACAGGTGCATCATATGGAGTATAGCTAGGGGTAAATGTTTTTAAATATGTGCTAAACGGGTCTTGTCCTAATCCTTGCCGCTGACCACCAATAAGATTTGCCATCGGACTGCCTCCAGGAAGGAAAGAAGCACCTGAACTAAATTGTGAAGTAGACCCTGTTCGCGGTCCTGAAGGTACCGCTCCTTGAAAGAAAGTATTTAAATCATCTTTAGTTTGATCTATTTGAGATTGTACTGCATCTGCTTCGTATTGAGATTGCACATCTTGATATTTAGTTTCTAAATCCCCTAATTGGTCAGTCAATCCTTTAATAACTTCATCGTAATCATTATCGGTAGCTTCTGCTAATTGTTCAGGAGTAATGTATTGTCCTTCTTGAGGAAGATAACTTTGTAATTGCTCAGGGGTTAGATAGTTTTGGAACATACTTTCTAACCCTTGAAGCTGTTCCTGAGTAGCGAAATCACCAAGTTGTTCCTGAGTAGCGTATTGAGATAAATCTAAATCAGGGCTGTACCCTTCTAATTGAGTCCCAATTAATTCAAGAACTTGGTCTTCTGTTAATCCTGCCGCTTCTGCTATTTCTTGAACTTCGTCAGCAGTAATACCTTCTTCTGTTTCAATTTCAGAAATAGCTTGATCAACTAAAGCTGCGATTTCGTCTCTAGTTAAAATTCCTGCGTTAAATAGTTGAGCAAACTGACCTTCATTAAATGAAAAACCACCTTGAATTAAATCTAATACATCTTGTTTAGTAATATCTCCTGCATCAATTCTTTGTTGAATTTCTTCAGGAGTTAAAGTTCCCGCAGCTAATCGTTCAGCTAAACTTTGTTCTGTAACTACATCCCCAGAAGCTATTGTTCCGTCTTGTATCTGGTTATTAATCTGATTTTGGATAAGCTGTTGAAAATCTGGGGTTTCTCCAACTAAACGATCTCTATTTTGTTCAATAAAGTTTTCTATAAATTCTTCGCGCTGTATGCTTCGTTGTGCGTCGACATCCCCTTCGTTAGGATCTCTATAGAAATCCTCTCGCTCATATAATTGTTCTGCTAATGCTCTAAGTTCTTGAATACTTGAAAAAATCTCATTTTGAGAACCTTCTAATGCTGTACTAATAGCTGATTCAACATCTTGGAAAGAGATTCCAGGATTAGCTTCAACAATAGAAAGAACATCTTCTCTTGTTAATCCAGGATTAGCGTCAACTACCCGTTGTATATCTGCTTCGGTAAGTCCCTCTGGTAAACTGGCTACAGCTTGGTCTATCTGAGATTGAACGTCTGATAGTTGAATGCCAGGATTTTGTTGAATTAAAGAAACAACGTCTTCTCTTGTCAGTCCAGGATTAGCGTCGACGATTCGTTGAACGTCTGCTTCACTAATACCTTCTGGAAGCGCAGAAACAGCTTGAGATATTTGAGTAGCTACGTCTTGTTCACTAAGTCCTTGATCTAATCTACTTTCTATATTAGCAAGCATCTGCTCATAGTTCGGCATGCCTTGCATAGACTCTGCAATAGAATCTCTAACTTGTTGTGCGATGTCCTCATTAATATTAGCAAAATTAATATTTTGAAGAGGATTAAACCCGATTCCAGGTTCTCCACCTCGTCGCATTTTACGAGGTTTTACTTCGCCACCCTCGGACATCTGGTCGAAGTCAGGTAACGGTGGCTCGAATACTTTAATCTTCATCGTCAAACATCCTTGAGAACAAATCGGAAACGCCTTCTACTTTTCCTTGAACACCTTTTATAGCTCTATCGAATCTATCTTCACCCGTCTCTGATCCAATATCTACTTCGCGGGAGATGGCTAACGCTCCTAAAAATCTATAAAACTCACGACGAGATAATTTTTCTTGTCGGTCTTTTAACAAAACATCTAATTTTCGAGGATCAGCTAAAATTTCTAACACATCGCTTTTTGCTCTTTCCCTATAACCCCCAATAAATGCGGTGATTCTTCTACCTGTTTGAGTTAAAGGAGCTACAAATAAACGAACCCCGAAAGAGAGTTCTTCTAAATGATCATCTATTGTTCGATTTGCTGCGGCACCTTGAGTCATAGGACTTCTTGAGGCTCTTTTAGAACCTCGGTCTAATATTTGAGCAAGAGTCCGTAAATCTTTAGCATATTTTGGACCCTCTTTTTTACCTAATAACGGGGTAAATATGGCGGTTAATTGAGAAGTTCCCTCTGACCCCTGTTTTATTCCTGCATTTATAAAGTTAACGAAGCCATCAATGTCAAAACCTCCTGCCTCAAACATTTCACCTTGGCCAGTGCGGGGAGTTTCGAAAGATCCTTTGAAAAAATCTCTGGTAATTGCTGTTACATAAGGCTGTAATTCAGGATTTTGTCTAATAAGCTCTCCGAACTCTTGACGAGACATTTCAGCAGCTTCCGTTAATCGGGCGATACGACCTTGATCTAAAAAGTCTTTGATAAAGTCGGCAGGAGATTTGCCTAATCTTTTTTCTAATTCAATTAAGTTTTCTGAAACTTCTGTTATTTCTCTTTCTGCTTGATCTTGGACTTCTTGGAAATCTTTAAGTTTTAAAAATTGAGCTTCAGGGAATAGAGCTTGAAGTTGATCTTCGTTCTTTTCGATAAATTTTGCGTAGGCTTTATTTTGTTCAGCTAACGGTAAATTTCCTAGACTCTTTCGCATATTTTCTACAACAAGTTGTCGAAGATTTTGCATACGAACAATAGAATCAGGGAGTTGGTAAATTTGATCTAGTAACTGAGTGATTTGTCTAGGACTAGATGATAAAACGAACCCAGCTATCTCTGAGGGTTCTTTATCTACTAGCTCTCGGATGAATCTACGCTCAATACTTTTATTAGCAGCAACTAAATTCTCTTGTGCTTTAATTAGTGGCCCAGCTATTTCTTGTACTTTTTCACCTAATACTTTAGCAGTAGGAGCTTCTACTCCTTCTGCAGTTAATTGTTTACGAGCTGTGAACGTAATTAGATCATCTATTTGAGTTTCTACAGCATCGCGTAAATCCATAGCAACTTGTCTAACACCACGGTCAGAACTTTCCATGAACAAAGTGTTTAGAGCATTTTGCATTCCTGCTAGTTGCCCAAAACTTAAATCAGCTTGTTTTAAAAGCCTTCCTCCCTCTCCTTGAGTAACTCCAAGAAGCTGTTTTAAAATACTTACTGGGTTGCCAGCACTGTCGCTACCCATAGGGATCATACTTTTAATTACATCAGACGCTTCAACCTCTCCTAAAGTTCGCATGATCGCGTCTTTATCTTCTCCAGCGTTAAAGGCTTCTCGGAAAGCTGGGATGATTTTTGTCGCTGAATCAGTTATACGGTCGTATTTAAGACCTGATAACGCATCAATCTCTTTAGCTACTGAGTCTTTAGCAGTGTTATATGCTTCATCAGACTGAGCTAAAAATTCAGGGCTATTACGTTTAAAGATCAAACTTCCTGATTCTTGATCCCTTGTAAAAGTAGAACCAAGCTCATCAACCGTAAGCATTTGTTCAGGAGGCTGTTCAGGTAATACCTGATCTATAGTAGCTCCTTCCTCTATATCACGGATTTTTATTTTTGCGGCTTCGGCTGCTTGTTCAGCGTATTGTTTTTGCTGGGCAACTAAAAACTCTCTAAAATCAGTGTAAGAGATAGCTTGTAACTCAGGAGCATTTTCTGTAAGTTCAGTCCAAAAATTAAAAGCAGCGTTAGAATTATTTTCAATAATATCTTCGTAGGCTTGTCTACCTTTAGAGGTGGGGGAAGTTTGAGCAAAAAGTTCTAGTTCTAATGCTTTTAAGAAATTATCTTGAGTCAACTCTCCTGCTGTCGGAGTATATTCTTTAACGTTTTCCCCCACAGCGATAGCCGCTTCTCGTGTTCTTTCTGCTAATTCTTCAGAGGTAAATTCTTCGGAAGTTCCTTTTGTTTTAACTTTATCAATTTTAGCTCGTAGCCGAGTAAAAATTTCTTCAGGAATAGCAGACCCAGTTACAGATTGCCAAACTCGACCAAGAACAGATAATGAACTTCCAATAACCGCTGCCCCAGCCCCTCCTAAAAGAGCAGCTAATTTAGCGTCATCAAAAGCACGTTCAATAGAAACATCGTTAATACCTTTTGCGTTTCCATACGCTAATTGTGCGAAACGGCCCATACCTGCGGCTAACCCTGCTACCCCCACAGTTCCTGCCCCACGGCCAGCTTTTCGTCTATAAGTAGCTTGTTCTCCTGCCTCACCAAGTAACTTACCGAGACCTTTTAGACCAACAAGCTCGGTAACAATAGCTGCTGTTTCTTGTCCTACCCCTGTAATAAGTTCTTCCATCCCCATTTCGTAACCAAATTGAGGACGTAAAGGAACAAATCTACCGTTTGTAGATTCATCGCGGATCGCGACTCCCATACTAGGGTCGCGTGGGTCTATATATCTAAACTCAGCGTTAGGTGATTCTTTTTCTAATAATTTTTCAGCTTCAAACGGAGTGATATTTATTGGAAAGAAAAAAGATTTCACTCGCCAAGGAGAGTTTTTATCTACAGGGTCTGAACCCCGTAAAAATTTTTGATAAAAGTTTTTATCCCCTTCGTAAATAACATCAGGGTCAATGTTTAACGAAACTAAACGCTGCCGTTCTTCTTCGTTTGTCATACTTTCGGTAAGAGTGCTGTAATCAGACTCTTGGTTAAAAGTAGACATAATATCTATTGGCAATCCTTGTTCTCTACCAACAGCTACCTGTCGTGGTTGCGTATCTAGTTGTAGAGCAGTTTGATCAACAGGATCTAGTTTTTGATATCTCTGTAAATAACGATATGTTGCGTTAGTAATATCAGTATCTTGAGCGTCAACTAACCCAGCAGCTGTTTCGTTTCCTTCTTCAGCTTTTTGTTGTAGATATTCTGCTTCTAAAAAAGCGTTAAGACGAACAGGGTCGTTCGCAAAAATCTCTCCTAGAGTAAAATCACCTACTGTTTGAGTAGCCGTAAGTTGTTTAAATGCATCAAACTCGGGTGTTTGTAAAAAATTATCTAAAACTTGAATGTTAGGAGCTGTGCTCATTTTATTGGCCTAATACGGATCTGCAATGTTCCAGCAGGAGTTTGTGAGCCGCGACCTGTTTGAAGAGGATCTATTTCCCTTTCGCCAACTAGATTTATTTCATCCTCAGTTATACCGTAATGAGGGAAGATATTATTTATATATGCGTTATAGATACGCTCGCGTCCTTGCAACCTTTCTAATACAGGTTTATAACGGATACGACCGTTTTCTTTATCGTACACAAAATCAGAAAACGCTGTTCCCCTAGAAGTATTAGCAATTCTTTCAAAGACACTAGAAACAGCTTTATCTTTTTCTTCTTGGGTTTTGTTAGGATCAGCAATAGTGGCTAAGTCTCCGCGACCTACACCTAAAGTACCTACTAAATAGTCATTAGTTCGCTGAATATCGGCGGGGGTATGTGTTCTGGCATTGTTTGCTAAATTTCTAAATTCTCTGGAATCAAAATTTTGTAAACGGCCTACAACAAAACCAGTTAATTTTTTACCAACTAACTTAGCATTTTTATCATTAAAACCTAATTGTTCTAAGAAGTTGATAACGTCTTTATCTGAAAGGGAAGTACCTGTTTGTCCATCAGCTGCGGCAGCAGCATATGCTAATCGTAATTGCCCAGCAGCAAGCATCCCTCGGTCTACAATTAACTGTTGGAAGTCATCACTATCTAAATCTAATGCCGTAAGAGAATTACTAGCCCCTTGGTCTATAGCTCGGGCCTGTACAACTTTTAAAGCAGAAACTAATCCTTGTTTAGCAGCTTCTTTTTCTGCATCAGTCGCTCCAGGAGTATTTACAACTTGACTATAGTTATTAGAAGCAATCAATAATTTACCCATACTGACCGAAGAACCTGTTTCTTGTCCTTGATCGTAAATAATGTCGCTAACTGATCGCCCTGAATTATTTATAATATTATAGGCAGAGTTAATTTCTTTCCGTAATTTATCTAAAAACCCAGGAACACGACCCACGTCAGTTAGAAGCTCAGGGCTTTTTTCTGCTTCCATTGCAATCGGAATAATTTGAGAAGCTATTCCTGCTACTTCAAAAGTAGCTACCTCACGATCTAAACGGCCTTCGAATGTTTTAAATACTTGCGGGTCGCCTTTTTCACGAGCATCTAAATCAGCTAATTCTTGGTCATAAGGAACCCAGTTATCTCCGAATTCTTGTCTCAAAGAAGCTGTTGTAGTAAATTCGTTAGTTGCCCTACGATTACGAGGATCTTGAAGTACGATTCGGCTGTCTCGTCCCTGCGGGGTTTGCATATATTCGACAGTTCCGTACCCAATCTGACCACTCTTTGTATCAAATAGTTTTACCTTGTTAGGTTTTCCAGGATCATTGTCGTCTAAGGTAAGTTCTTCACGAACAAAGTATTGACCCCTCGGAACAGGAACTTGGTTTCCGTCTTCGCCATAAACAAAATCAACAGCGGCATTTCCCTGACTCATTACATAACGAGTAGTTTTATCTGGGGAAATTAATATCTGTCGTTTTATAGGAGCGAAACTACCATCGTCTTGTAATACTGCGCTATAAGAAATTTTACTGTCAAAATCGCCTACGTCAGCTTTTAATTCACCACGTTTCGTTTCTCGTGCTAAATAGGCTTTTAGACGTTGTTCATCTAAAGCGCCCTCTAATTTTTTACCTGCTTGTGCAGCAGAAATAAACGCAGCTGCTGAACCGTCGTCATCATCTCCTAACGCTAATGCAGGAGCGAAAGACAATAACTCAGTTAAACCTTTCCCTAATAATGTCTTTTGTTGAGGAGTTCTTAACGAAGGTAATGAAGCATCAACCTGTGCACTACGCTTCCGTCTTTCTGCTTCATATGGAAGCGGTCCAAGTGTTGCGCCTGATGTAGCGTCTGGGGATAAACCTAACTCGTCTTTAATTTTAGCTTCAGGTTTAAATAAAAGATTTTCTAATCCTGGGATTTTTCCTAGACCCGCGATACCCGCTTCAGCAAGAAACGGAGAAGCAGCCCCTAGCAACGCACCTGTTATTTGTTTTTTCGGTTCTTTAGTATCTCTACGAAGTTGCGGGGTAGGTGCAAACTGTCCTGAACGAATAGGATTAACTTTAGGCGCAGCAATTAGATCCGCGATTCCTCCACCACCGATATTAAATCCGAAGTTCTTAGCCATGTTACGCTCCTAACTTACGAGAAGCCCTTGGGAAACGACCTGATAATCCCCCGCCCATATTCTTTTTAACAGGGGTAAAGCCCATCTTCCGAACAACCTCTGGAGCTTTTTTAGCTAGTGCAGCTAATCCTTTATTTCCTTCAGGAATCGGTTGTCCACCTTCTTTATATCCTGGACCATAATTCGTATATGCCCCGCCTCCGAAAGGCGTTTGTTGAGCAGTACCAGAATAACCTGTTCCACCTGCTAAGGGGCCAGCACCAGTCAAGAAGTTTGCGTAACCAGAAAGTAACTGATTTGGTAAATTGTACTGACCTACAAAGTTCTGGTAATTTAAATCCATCTGTGCTTGGTTTCTAGCACGGTTCATCGCACCTGTTTGCATTAGAGAACCTACGTCTCCTGCTTGTAACTGTGGTCGCAACTGAGCTTGTTGTGCCATCGCTTGAGCACCTTGTTGTTGGCCTCCTGCTAATTGACCAGCTAACCCACTCAACTGTTGTCCTGCCCCAGTCCCCATACCGTAAAGTTGCTGACCAGCCCCAGTTCCCATACCGTAAATTTGTTGCCCAGCTTGACCTAATGTTGCAGCAGTAGCTTGTTTAGCTGCTTGTCCCGCTTGAGCTGCTCCTAATTGTTGAGCTGCAGATTGACCAGCTAATCCTGCTTGTTGAGATCCAGCTCCTGTACCGATATTAAACCGTTGTTGCGCAAGGTTAGATAACGCAGTTCCTGCACCTGTTTCAAACCCTGAGCGTTGAGCACCTAAATTAGCAATAGTAGAAGCTAGTCGTTCTAACCCAGAACCTTTTTGAGTACCTAATGCTGCTATTTCGCTGGCAGAACCTCGTTGAGCAGCACCTCGTTGAGCGCCTAACCCAGCTAAAGTTTGAGCTAATTGTGATTCAGCTCCTGCTCGTTGTCCACCCAGACCAGCTATTTGACTCGCTGCACCTGTAATTGTTCCTGCTTCTTGCCCACCTAATTGAGAAAGAACTGAAGCTAATCCTGTTTGTGTTCCTGCTCTTTGTGCACCAAGTCCTGCTATTGTGCCAGCAGCCCCTGCCTCAGCACCGCGTTGTCTACCAGCTTCGCTCATTGCAGCGCCCCTAGCAGATTCAAAACCCCCAGCGCGTATTCCTCCTAAAGCCTCAGCTAATCCACGTGTTGCTGCTGTTTGTGCTTCTTGTGTTCCTAAACGAGAACGCGACCCCCCAAAAGCCCCAGAACTTACTTCTGTAGCTGCACGAGCTATATCACTTTGTGCTTGAGCTTTTCGTAAGTCTTTTATTGTCTGTTGTACAACTTTATCTTCAAAAGGATTCATGTATCGATCTATGTCTTCTACATCAAACCCTGCTGTACTAGCACGTGCTAATTGAGAAGCTTCGTCTATAAACGGATCTTGTGTACCTGCAACTCCTCTAGCTATTTGTGCAGCTTCACCAGTCCTACCTAGTAATGCGTCGACTCCTGTTCGCGTACCAGCTAATGCTTCTTCAATAAACGGGGATTGTAAATCTCTAGCACGTTGGGCAGCTGTTTCTGCCCCCGCAACATCAGCTAATTCAGAGGCTCTACCAGTACGCACCCCTGTTAACGCTTCATTTAAAAAAGGATCAGTTCTAGTTTGAGCTTCTCTAGCTAAACGTTCTGCTTCAGTCGCTGCATCTAAGCCTTGCGTGCGAGCTTGAGTAAAAAACGGTGAGGCTTGATCTAAACCAGTACGAGCCTCTTGAGTACCTTGCAATATATTCGCAAGCCCTGATTGATACCCTGCTTCACCACGACCACGAACCCCAGCTAAAGCATTAATAAGACCTTGTTCAGCTTCACTAGCTTTATCAACACCTTCCCCAAGAAACTCAGTTCCTTGACCAATACCTAATTTTGTATAGTCTTCGCCTTGTTGTAACGCACGGAGTAGCTGGGATTTTGCTTCTGAAGTTCCCCCCGCTAAAGTAGCTAGGGATTCTTCAGTTAATCCTGCACTACGCGCTAAGTAAGGAGCAAACGAACCAATCCCTTGATCCGCAAGTTGCATAGCGAGTTCTTCTCTAGGAGAAAACCCTGCAATTCGTTCACCTGTATAAGTAAACGGAGAAGTATCTGCACCGCCAAGTTGTTGAAGTTGACTAAGGTAATAATCTTCAACAGTTGGTAATAATCCTAAACGGTCTCCTCCCCCTGTTAATAAATTATAAACAAGTTGATCGGGAGCCTGATAACTATATGCAGTTTCATTAGCCATGATTATTTACCAAAATTAATTTTATCAAGAGCCGCGATACCTTTATCGAAATCACCGTCACCCATTCGTTTTACCGCTTTATGCGACATAACGTATTCTTTATCGCTCGCCCAGATAGGTACGAGATCTTCTTTTGGGCCTCCTGGACCGTCTACCTCGCCGCCTTCTAAGAAGAGCTTACGGCCTAATACAGAGCCTTCAGGCGGCTTTCCTCCCCCCGACATACCAATACGAGGAGTCCGGACTTGCGAAGGTTGGAAACGGGGTCTAGGAGCTGAAATTACTCTTTCTGTTTCATCTTCACCTATTGCTTCTTTCGCTAAAATACCGCCGACAGTTCCTGCAGTTTCGCCTAATTGTTTAGCGACTAAAGGGTTTTCTTCTAAATACTTTTGTAATTTTTCTACCTGTGTTTCTGGGGTAATTAAAGCATTCTCTGCATTAGTAATAGGAGAGTTTAGAGATTCAATAGGAGAAACAGTATCTGTTAATGTTGTCCCTGCTTCAACAGGCAACCCCATAGAAGCTGCATCTATTTCTGCTAACGAAGGAGCAGTCTCTGCCCCCGCTGCAAAAACATCCTTCGCACTGGTTCCTAACTTAGCTAACATTTCTGCAAGACCGCCAAGAAACGCCTCTTTTGATTCTTGTTGTAAAGGCTCATCTACTTTTTTACGGTATTGATCGTTTATCGCTTCTACTAGTCGGCTTCCCCCAAGGTTGCCGATGCCTGTATTAGCACCGTATGTAGCGTATTTATTAAGAATATCGTTAGTAATATCAGACGGAACACCAATCTCTTGATTTTGCTCTGCCATCTTACGAGCATTAGATTCAGGGTTCGCCATAGCACGAATTAAAGAAGTAGTCTGTTCGTCGTCGAATAGTCTAGTCATAAACTTTTTTCTCAGGAGATTCCATTACAAGGACACCACAACGTTACCGTTGGTAGCAACACTAACTGTCCCGATACTCCCTGTTGCGCTAACCCCAGAGGTGCTTGGCGTTGAAATATTCTGCCAAGAATTACCCAAATATACTTGAAGAACGTTCTCTGTAGTATTCCAAATAACATCGCCTTTTTCGAAAAACAACGTATCACGGTTAGCTGAAGTGTACTGAGGAGTACGATCAGGGTCAAAATTACCAACGTTTAGTTCTAACAGGCGCATAGCTCTGTTAAACGTAGGCGCTTCTACTGTAGCTGCCGCCGCTTGAGGTAATCTTCCTGGAAGTATTCTTCCCATTAACGTCTACCGTTAGGCTGAACATCTAGCCTTGTTGCGCCAATCCTAAAACCAACTCCTAACCTATCTACAGTTTCTGCATCGTCATCAGATTCAAACCGTACCGCTGCTTGTCGCCCTCTTGCTCTCGTATCTACTTTAGTAGTCGTAGCGGTAAACGAACTAGTCTGATCAGTAGTTAGTGTTTGTCCTGGAAAATTACGAGCTTTTAAAACTAAATTTATTTTCTGTGTCCCAGAAGAATTACCAGTAAATTTAATATCAGGGATAAACCGTCTAATAAACTGAAACTCTTGACCATCTCCAATATCGAAGTCAGCACTTTCAATAAAGACGTTGTTCATTGGAGAACCGTCATCATCGAATCCTGTTTCATGAGAATACAGATACGGAGTATCGCTACTTTTTCCTGCTGCTCTAGGGAAAGAAACTAATCCTTCATCTAACCAAGCTGTTCTCGAAAGTTCCCCAATAGTCCAAGAGTTTTCGACATAGTTATAAGCTACATACTTATCAATAACAGTGTTTTCGCCTGAACAATAAAACCAACCTACTTCATCGAATTGTTTATTGACGAAACCAAATACTTGGAACGCTTGTTTTTCGTTAAGATTATCAAAAACAAAAGCTTGAACAGTACATGGAAGGGGTTGCACTGAACCGTTGTATAGATAAAAACCTTTTTTATCCATCCAGAAAATACCGTTAGGAGTATTTACAGCAGCGTTCGGCCCAATAAGACTAACCCCTTCGTTCAGTAAAACTAAACCGAAAGTATTTGGTGGCCCAATAAATTGTAAACTGTACAACGCAACATC